CTGTCTTAAATTTCATAGTTTCACCTCCTTTCGCAGGCGCCTAGACGCGGCGGGCGTGGCGTACAAAAAAAGGGCGATCTCCATGAGACCGTCCTTTTTCTGATACGCTCTTTATTAGATTATCATTTAGTAGAATCACTGTCAATATCCAAAACATAATCTACGGCTTTACCAACCAATACAGGAACGCTGGATTCGTCATAATGCTCAATATAATAACGGCCATTAATATCGCCAAGGTTACCGACATAATAAAGACTAAAGTCTTCAGGATATTTTTTAATAAGCATTTTATCATCGTTAACTATACCCTCAAAAGCTCGCAGCGCAAGCATATCATTGTGGTAAACCTGCGGAGGACTGAACTGTTCAGCCTTGGAATCATAAATGGAATAAAGTCTCAGCGGAACCATCTCCTTTTCTAAGTGCAACTAAATACCTGCGAATCATAAGATATAACGTGGCTGATATAACATAATAATCATTATCAAGGCGAATAACTTTACAATCATCAGGTTTAAGACGGTAAGCGCCATATTTACTTCCACGAAAAGAAAAATAAAAAGGAATATTACGCTTACAACAGAAAGTATTAATAGCTCTAAGCTCACTAATAAGCATCACCTCATTTCTGACTTAATCATAACACAGTCACAATACCTTGTCAAGTTTTCTGCCAAGAAAATGCTTATACTTACCTTCCTGAACACGGCAACGATCAATCAATCGCTCGAAAGTATTGTTCTCCAAGTTATGCAGCATCTTCTCAATACGGTTATTGCGAATAAACTCCATCCAGTGAGGATGCGTTTCATCGAATTTCTTATCGTAATAACGAGGAGGACGCATCTTTCTGCCATTGATAACAACATAATCGTTAGCATAACACTCTTCACCATGCTCTTCAAGCCATTTTCCGCCTATGCCAGGACGATTGGATGCAAGCATGAACTCAGGTGTACGGCCTTTATAGTGACTGGCAGCATTACTGCCAGTCTGTTTCTTCACTATATAGCGCGCGACATAGGCAGCAGCGTCAAAACTAAACTCGCCAATAAGATGCATGCCGTATTTCCATATCTTGGCAAAGCGAGGAGAAGTATAAGTGTTATAACCGTCTGTACGGAACCGAAAAATTTTGTCATCAAAATCAATATTAAACAATATGTAATGATAATGGGGACGACCATAAAGCTCACCGTATTCACCACAGCCGAGAAAACGAATACCGCTGCCATACTCACGACGAAGATTCTTCATGAAAGTCTGATGAAATTTCTTGCTTAAGCTTTTATCACGTGGCAAATGATAATCATCAAAAGTGCAAGTAACGAAATAAGCAGCAGACGAAGAACGGGCTTCGTGAACAGCGCGGACAGCCCATTGTCTACTATTTTCGAGACGACAACCGATGCATTGTTTACAAGAACAACGAATGAAACGGCTATCGCCAGCAAGCTCAGGGTGAGAGGCAAGGCTACCGTAAAAACTATAATGCTGCTTTCCATTTTTCGTAATCGCTCCTTCGACTGGATACATAAGAATAGGATTAAAACAAACCATATTAATCACCTGTACCGATTGCATCATGACTAAATCAGAATGTCAAATCCTAAATCCACCTCGTCCTACTCTTTTAAAATTTCTACGACGAGATCTGGAGGTACGCCGGAAAAGACGGCGAGAACCTCGTTTAGATAAGCGACGTCGCCTCATTTAGCATCCCTCCAAGAACCGAAAAAACGGCTAGTTTTTTTAGAATCATTCTTATTAGCAACTGGCTCAACAAGCTGCGCAACATCGGTTTGAAAGTCCGAAGCAACTTTTTTGGCAGTAACAGTATTCGAAGAAGCTCTACCTTTCAGAGCTTCAATTAGATCCACAACTTCCTGAATGAAGGGAACAACAACAGAAACAATGAAAGTCAGAATCATAGTAGTTTTATTAGACATAATAATTATCTCCTTCCAAAATAGCGACCTCCGAGGAAGCCTATAACGTTTTTGACAGCAGAACCAACGCCACTAGCGACAGATCTAGGAGCACCTGTAAGACTTTCAAGATTCTTATAGAAATCACGTTCCATACCTGCCATTTCAGTTTGAATATTATCAAAAGCGGCAGCAGAATTAGAACGATTAGCAGAAGCAATGTTGTTTAAAACACCAGAGTTAAGGTAAGAACCCTGAAGACGAAGGTTTTCAAGCTCCAAATTCATCTTTTCAAGCTCATAACCAAGACGTTTTTCGTAGGTTTGCTCGAGAAGATTCAAATTATTAGCCTTAATGCCATTATCTAGAACTACTCCATGGGCATTCTGACGAAAGTAATTGGCTTCTGCGAAGTTTCTATCGATCTGAGATGCTGCGAGATGTTCGACGTTCTTAGCCTGACGTTCAGCAGCGCTAGCGGCTTTAGCAGAGTTCATAGTAGAACCAATATCACTCATGCCTACGGAAGCAGCTGAAGCTCCAGCTATAGAACCGCCTATACCATTGGTTGCAGCAAGAATAGGATTGAGACCAGCTTGGCGCATATCATCGACAGCCCATTGATAACGATGTTTATAATTTTCAACGTTCCAAGCGTTAGCTTGTGCTGCATTAGCGGAATTGTAATGATTCTGAACTGCAGATCCAAGAACAGAACCAGCGACGCTGCCTAAAGTATCAGAAAGCCATGACATATAACCAGCTCCTTTTAGAAATGATCAACAAGACCAGGTGTGCCAAACATAGGCATAGGACGCACAGTAGTGTAACGGAAACCTACGTCAAGCAAGAACTCAGGCTCACTGGGAACAGCGATAATGCGCTCAATAGGCGGATTTTCCGTAATAAACTCTTCGTTGAGAGTAGGAGCGTTTTTAAAGAACTGTGAAAGGTGCCATACGTCAAGGTTACCACCAGTTACAGAGCTGCGGAACTTGCCAGTGATCTGCGAAGGTTTATAGCGATATTCGGCATAACGTTCCTGATAACCGAAAACAGTAGTATCAGCTTCAGAACCTTGAGCATAGATCTCACGAAGTTCAATGGCCTGTTCGCCAAGATGCGCGAATGTAGGCCAATAGAAATCATAAACCGTAGAGCGCAGCCACATCTTATTGATACCCTGCTGATAAGTAAGATCGGCACGAGCGCATACAAAGCCGAAAACATAACCATGTTCGACAAAAGACTTAGTAAAACCATGGAACTTGGCAGCAGTAACACCATAAGCAGAGAGATTGCCTTGAGGGGAGGTGTCGTCGGTTGCGGAAGTCTGAGCTATTGGATTGACGTTAACCATCTTAGTGAAGGAACCTAAGAATTCAGGACGCTGCAGCCTTGCATCAGGAGAAACCACGCCAAAGAAAGAGCGAAGCACTTCTGTATACCGACTACCACCACGAGCAAGACGTTCGTAGAACTTTTGCATCTGGAAGGCAGTACGAAGACTGTTGATGGTAAATATACTTGAACTATCAAGATCAGCGTAAGAATCCTTAGAAAGCCAAACAGAACCAGGTTTACAAACAACCTGAGACGTACCAGCACCTTTAATAGCGTGACCAGCTATAGAAACATCATAACCACCTTGATAGTTTAAAGAACCGGTTCCAGTATAAATATTATGAACGCCGCCATCTTTAGAAAGTTGTGCAGCGCCTAAATCGGAATTAGCCTGCGAAACAAAAAAACCTGTAACAGGCTTAGGATCAACTAAAGCAGCGGTACCGGCAAGGCCTATAGATACACCGGGTCCTTTCTGTGTCCACGGAAGAGCAGAAGTAAAGTAATCATGACGCTTACCACGGGGCGGACAGGCTAAGCCGGGAACAATACTGGTATCTGATGTGAAAACCCAAGAAGGCTGATCAGCAGCACGGGAAGAATCCAATACTTCATTGGTATCGCCTTTCTGGATCTTAACGGATTTCTGGAGATTTTCATCTCGAAACCATTCGTTCCAGATGAGGTATACACCACGAAATGGAAGAGCATTAATACCAGATAGATTACCAGACGTATTCACGGGCAAGCCGAAATAGTCCCATAGTGAACCTACGTAACTATTATCAGCATTGTTAGCAGCAGTAACAGTAGGGATAACATAATCAGTACTATCATCAGGGTCTTCCTGTTCGAAGCAGAAGTTCTGCCAATGTTCCCAGACGAGACGATTTGGGACAAAAAAGAAAAACCAGTCCAGATAAATATTATCCATAATAGGCTTGATAGGAGTAGCAAGGCGAGCAAAATAATTAACAGACATCCTAGTAGTATCACCAGGCAATACTTCGTCAACGAATACAGGTATGAGCTTACCTGAATTGAAAGTTGTCTTATAGACGTGCGAGCGGTCGAATTTCGTCCGTCGCATATACATTGCAGGAGCATCGCTGAAGCGATGACCTCGAACTCTAATTTTTCGAGCCAAATTTTCACCTTCTTTAGAGTGTAAACCTAATAATTAACCTAAAGCGAATTATTATTAGGTTTTAGATTATTATTGCGTCACCTACGCCAGTTACATCAAGTAAGTAACTGGCTTCGGTGACGCCTATTTTTGTGTTTCTTCATTATTTTGTTCTGAAGTGTTACTTTTTTCTTGTGTTTGTTTATTACTTACGGACTGATGTGGTTCATCAAAGGTATCATTGCTGCCATACAGACCTTGCTGCCGGAGATATTCGAGCGTTGCAGGATCATTCAAATGATTGATGAAATTAATAGGATCGTGATCGAATTTCGCTCGGACGTAAGAAGGCAAACTGTAGAATTCTTCACGAACTCCAGACACAAGCTCAAGAGCTGTACTGTAGTCACCGGGAAGCGTTGCATCTCCGAACTGCAGATAAGCGTACTGCGAACTATCGCCAAGATCAAGAGTCATAATACCTTTCTGACCGTCAGCATACTTGTTCACGATGTAATTGATATCAGTTTCATCTTTCTCGTCCTGAACCGTAAGAGAAGGCATGGTAAACTCAATACCGCAATGATCATGTTCTGCTGCATCATCGTAAGCTGTCTTAAATTTCATAGTTTCACCTCCTTTCGCAGGCGCCTAGACGCGGCGGGC